AGCGCATATCACCAACTTGCGCTTGAGGCTTGGCTGGTAACCGCCTGCCATGTCGTCAGCCACAGACGTATCACCGGCCCAACTCGCAAAGAGCATTGAAGAATATCTCGCAGAAAACCCTGCTGCCGCGGTGTGACAGCATCAACAATGCGATCGGTGTTGCTGGCCATCGCTGTGGTCAGCTGCGCTGTCTGCGCCTGCTGGCCGCGCATCATCTTGTCTGTTGAGGCCTGCAGTTCCTTTTTGATCGCTTCGTCTTTTGCAGCCATCGTGCCCGCGGGTGGCTTGCTGCTCGAGGTGGGCATGCTGCCTGCACGTCGAGATCGCCCTGGCAGCAGTTGCCGATTGGCATCAGCCACTGCTTGCATTGCTTTATCAACTGCGCCCTGTGCGCTCGCACTCGCCATTTGTGACGATGCTGCCGGCGTTTTTGATTGCAGGCCCACAAACTCGAGTGCTCGTCCAACACCAGGGATCTTGTTGAGGAATTTGCTGACAATGCCACCGGTGGCTGTCTCGCCGTCGAAGTCAAACAGCGCCTTGCTAACGCGCGCACTGAACGCGGCATTAAATTGTTGGGCCACGTCCATGGCCAGGTCACCAAACAGCGCGCGAAACGCACCGCTAAAGTTGCCGCTGATGGCCTGGCCGGCAGCACTCATCAGTGCGTTTTCAAACGCACCAGCGAGGCCAGCCCACTGCACTTTCAGGCGCCTGGTTGCTTCCTCGCTTTCAACGATCACATCCTTCCACTCGCCGGCGCCCTTGACCATGCGCTCAGTGTTGTCAGCCATCTGCCCCAGCGCCTGCGTTGCTCGAGGCGTGATAGAGGTGGCCATGGTAAATGTCGTCGTGAGTGGTGCCGTGGCGTTGTACTGGCGCATGCGTTCTTCCACCAGGGCCAACGTGCGTGCCGATGATGTGCGGAATGCTTCACCACCAACGTCAACACCAACGTGTGGGCCACGCTCGCGCAGCAGTTTGTCTGCCGCCGTCCGTGCGTTGGCTTGGGCCAGGGCTGCGTAGGCAGCTGCCTGCGCCTGCGCGGCCACGATCGTCACAGGCACCGGATTGCTCGAGGTGACAGGTGAACCGTTGATCGTGAAGTTCACGCCGGCGCCCAACTTGCTGACCGCTGCCATGGCCATTTCACCCTGCCGAATGAATCCGTCCATGTTGCGATCCCAGGTGGCAGCGTTGCCGGCGTAACCACGATCGCCCTCGCGCATCACAACTGAGTTGTCAGACTGGCCCACGCGGCCGGCGCCAACAGCTGCATAGAGTGCACCCTGTGTGCTCAGGTCAAAGCCGCGTTTCAGATACTGATCGAAGTACTTAAAAACATAGTCCAACTGCTGCGTGGCGCTCATCTTGCGCAGTTCGGCAGTGGTGGTGCCCAGGTCACGCGCTGTGGCAGCCATGAATTGGATCAGGCCGCTGGCAGTGCTGTTTGGATTCTTTGCCGCTGGGTTGAAGCTGCCGGCAGTTTCAACTGCCATCACGTTCAGCAGGTGGTCAGGGTTGATGTTGCGCGCGCGCGAGCCGGCGATCAGCTTGTCTTTAAATCCTGGCTCACGCTGCATCAGCTTTGCCAGGTTTTCAGCTGCGCGTTTTTGCCGCGCAGTCATTTGCCCCTCTACTTGGCCCAGGAACCGATCAACGATCGATTGAAACCTGCCATCGTTTAAGCCGGCCTCAAAACCATCATTGAAACCCTCAGCACACAGGTGCCCAAACTCGGTGAATACTTTCGAGGGTGACTTGATGCCCAGCAGGTTTTTGAACGGGTTGACAACACCATCCTGCACCAGGCTGCCGATCGCGCTTTTCACACTGCTGACACCACTGGTGATGCCGTCTGTCAGCCCGTTTGACAGCGCGCTGCCCAGCACATCCTTTGCGACGTTTTTAAGACCATCAGCGTCACCGGTGAGCATTGAGGTGATGGCACCGGTGATGGCGCCGGAAATTGGCTTGATCGTGGAGTCGATTTTGCCGGCCAGCGAATCAACCAGGTCACCGCGCGTCAGTGCTGCCTCGAGCGTTTTGGAAATGTCGCCGGTGAGTGACCGCGTTGCCTTCGCCTGGGCAAACTGCAGAATATCCTCGCCGGCGCTCAGCCGGCCTGCAGTGGTCTTCTCCAAACGCGCCATCATGTCTTTGTAGCGCGGATCGATCGCCATCATTGCCGTCACGGCCTCAACAGCTTTTTTGCCGTCGAGTCTGCCGGCCTCGCTGAGTTTGCGAGTCTCAGCAACCGTTTTGCCGATCGCCTTTGCGAGCAGTTCCCAGCCAGGTATGTTGGCGTTGGTCAGCTGCATCATGTCTTGCGCGTTCACACGGCCGGCCATGCGCATCTGACCAAACGCAGTCACCACATCGTGGATCTTGTCGGCTGACAACTCACCTGATGACGCGATCGCGTTGCCCCACACCGTGAGTTTTGGTATCTGCTCATCAAGCTCAAAACCAAACGCGGTCATCAACCTCGAGGCCTGCAGCAGGCCCTCGAAACGAAACGGCGAGCGCTGGCCAAAGCGCTGCAGGTCATTCAAAAACTTGGTCGCTTTTTCCTGGCTGCCGGCAACCTGGGTGTATCCGATCGTTGCCTGCTCGAGCACCATGTTGAGGCGCACACCTTCCTCAGCAGCTTGAAACAGCGGGCGGGTGAGTGCGCCGGCCAGCTGACCGATCTGAGGTATGCCCTGAATGATGTTAGAAATGTTAGAAAAGCGCTGCAGGAAACCATCAACAGCACGGCCGGCACGGAAAAAGCCACCCTCTGCGCTGGTGCCCATGCCGCCCAGGCTGTTGCGCACGTTGCGCGCAGTGGTGCTGGCAACACGATCAACGCGGTGCAGATCATTCTCAGCACCGCGTGTACGTGCTTCAACTACGCCAACCAGTCTGAATGCTTCAACCGCTGTGCTCACTTCGCCCTTTGCCCTTTCGCGCGTGCCTCATCAATCTGCTGCCGCATCACTGGTGCCTCGCGCACAGCGTTGATGTAGTCAATGGCCCACACGCCCCAGCACTCAGCGCGCGCCGCAAGATCCCAGGGCGCCACTGAGACACCCATGGCACCAAAAGCTGCTGCCGCGTCGTAAAGCGGGAACCAGTCAGAGCACTCACCCAGCCGGCCACTCGGGTTGTTTTCAGTGGCCAGCCACAGGGTCAGTGCCCTTGCTGAGGGTTTCGCTGATCGTCGTAAATGGCGTTGACCAGGGCCATCTGCAGACTGCTCGAGCGTGCTTGCATCACCTCGAATGTGATCGGCAGTGGTTTGTCATCGTCATCAGTGAGATCCCAGCTGGTGAGCGTTTCGGCCAGAAACGCAGCGTCTTGATCGTCACGGTCTAACTTGCCATCAGCCACGCGCTGCTGCAGCGCGGCGCGCTTTGTCGCGGTGACTTCCTCAGGCTTGTAATGGATCGTGATGATGGTGCCGCGGTATGGCACCGGCAGCGTGGCGACGTTCTTTAAAATCTCTGAAAGTTTTGGCATCAGTTTTTGGTGGGCCGCTGGCGCCGGCGCCGCTCGCCAGAAATGGCGATGCGGTACCAGCGCTGTGCCTTGCTTTTCAAATTCAAACTCTTTACGCAACCAGTGAGCGTGTGACGCCACCGGTGATCTGAATTTCACCAGTCCAACCACTTGCCTGGTTGGCGCCAAAGGTCTGCTCATAGCTGATCAGAATGCCCTCTGCGACGTACTTCGGTTTTCCAGTTGCGGTGGTGTCAGGGTAAAGCTCGATCGTGACTGTTTCTTTTCCAAGGATGCCGTCCATGTGCGCGTCCAGCGTGGCATCCCAAAAGCCACCCAGCGGCACCTTGGCATCAGGAAAACCGGCGATGTAGGTTTTCGCCGTCGCGCCAAACGTGGTTGTCTCGAGCAGTTCCTGCAGTCGCTGCAAGCTGCTCGAGTTGATGTAAACAGTCAGGTCTTGCAGCGCGCCGGCTGAATCATCGATCTTGATGACGGTTTTTTTGCCGTGTACGAATGACATTGATTTGACTCCTAAACTGGCCACCAGGCGCGGTGGCGCTTCGCGGGTAAAGTGGTGGTCAGATTACAAGCGAGCAGCTGCAAGGGCGCTGGTGAAAGCTGGCCCACCGCTGCCGCCGATGGTACGAATGGCGCGCAGGTATCTGTTGACAGTTCCGGTGGCGCTGAGCCGCTGCACGTTTTTGTCAGTCACCTGAGCAAACGTGATCAGATCAACCCACGTTGAGTTGTCAACTGAGTGCTGCACTTTCCAGTCGAGTGTTGGCGTGGTGCCGGCCTTTGTGGTTGTGTGCAGGTGCGCCACCAGGCCGTTGGTAGTGGCCGCACCGTTGTCAATGCTCGCACCGTTGCCGGTGGTGCTGTAAACGCCCAGCGGCGCCAACACCAGCCCGCGGCGCAAACCTTCACAGGCGAGAAACTGAGCGCTGGTGACGGTCAGGTTTTGAATGCTGGAATCTACGTTGTGCGACGTTAGATCCGCGAGCATCATTTTTGCCACGTCACCGATGGCAGCCAGGCCTGGTGGTGGGCCAATAGTCAGGATCGGCTGACTCGCGGCACCGATGCTGAATTGTTGGCTAGTGTGGGGCTGGCGACCTGGGCCTCGGCAATGCTTTGTGCAACGGGGTTCATGGCCCTCAAAACCACCAAGGTCACTAGTCAGCTGTATCATTCGGCGCTACGCTGGTTTGCGGCATCGAACGTTATGTCGGC